ACAAATAGTTAATATAGATACAAGACAGGGTGGACAGACTTATCTGTTTACTTTATTAGTGAGGTTCTGATGGCTAAAGATTTTTCTAAAAGTAATATCAAAGGTGAATTAAAAGATCAACTTAATAGAGATTTAAATATTTTTGTAAGACAAGCATTAGTTAAATTGTCACGAGAACAAGATCCTTATAGTCCTATTGATACAGGATTTTTTGCTTCAAGTTGGAAAGTTGGTAGAACAAGACCAAGACCACAAGATGCAAGAGAAAGTTTTGCTCCTTGGAGTAATATTAAACCCACAAGAAAAGGACAGAAATCTTCTGAAGCGAGAATCGAACCCAGATTTATAGATAAAATTAATTATAATTTTAATATTTATGAAAAAGTATTCATTGGGAATACAAGTAAATATGCTGCATTTGCATTGGCTTCTGATCGAAGTAGATTAGTTAGATATTTTAAAGCAGATATAAAACAAGACATCGATAGTATATTTAAAGAGAAGAAACCTAAAATTGGTCTTGCTACACAACCATTTAAAGGTGGTCAGGGTGGTATTGGACAATTTGCAGATCCTACTAAGACATTTGTTGAATACACAGATTTATGACTTTAGTTAATACAAGAGCAGCTTTTGAAAAGGCAGTGACAGATGCGGTTGCAGCAGTAGATGCTACTGTCGAAATGGTTTATGACAATATGGTTTATAAAACACCAGGTAAGACTAAAAAATATATTGTTATGTCAGTAGATTTTGCACAGGCTACAACACAGACGCAGGGTGCATCTTCAGATTTTTATTCTGGTGTCATTCAATGTAATATTTATGTTCCAAGAGGAAAAGGTAGTGCAACTTTATCTACATTAGGAGAAGCTGTTATTGACGGTTTAACTTCTGTTAATACTAATACACTTGATGATATAGCAAATTTTGATAATATTGCTGATTTTGATTTAGCTGGTTATGTTGATACTTTTAGTTGTGATCCTAGAGTGCTTGATATTGTCGGCCCTGCTCCTATTGAATTAGATGACAGTTCACATTTTCTTGGCTTAATATCTTGCCAATTTACGGCAAACGCTTAGTATACTAATAATAGCTATATAACAACATGACAAGAGCAGTTGATCTTTTAAAGAACAAGTTTGGAGTTTCACAACTTTACAAGCATGATATAAAACAAGATGATGAAATAATTCTTACTGTTTATTGGCATCCATTAACTATTGCTGAAAGAGAAGCAATTCAGAAAAAAAGTAATTCTGATGATACTAATGATTTTGCTTTACAGATGATGATAGAAAAGTCATTAGATAAAGATGGTGTAAAACTTTTTCAAGACGGAGATAAGGCTTCACTTAGAAGAGAAGTTGAAGCAAGTATTTTACAAGACATACAATTAGCCATGATTAATGCTGGTGCTGATAAGGAGGTAAGCGAGGCTAAAGCCGATTTAAAAAGCTAATAAAGATTGGCAGTTTTTATTCTCTTTAGCAAAGACATTACATAAAACTGTAGCTGAGTTGTGTCAAACATTGACTATTGAGGAAATGATGGGTTGGGCTGCTTACGCAGAAATTGAAAGTGAAGAATATGAAAAACAAAAAGAACAAGCACAAAAAGTTAGTGCTTTAAAAGGCAAAAGAAGGTAATATAGAGAAAATATTTTAATTTTTATAGCAAGTGGCTAATTATAATGTTGATATACAAGTAGGAATTAAAGGTGCTCAAAAAGTAACCAAATTTAGACAAGAGATAAATAGAACAGCAAAAGAAGTAGATGGTTTAAATAAACAAATAAGACGAGCAGCAGGTAATAAATTTGAAAACTCTATTGACCGATTAAATGCAAGTGTAAGTAAAACATCTAGTATTCTTAATCGGGCAGCGATTGGAACAACATCTTTTACAAAGGCTGCGGAATTATTTGTAAAAGCAGAAAGAGAACGAGATATGGTTTTACAAAAGACACAAAAAACACTTGAAAATACTAGAAGATCCCAATTAGGGATGCAAACTGTAGAACAAAGAGAACATCAATTATTAATGAGGGGTAATAAATTAAGAGAACTGCGTTTACAAAAAGACAGGCAGTTACAAAAACAGCAAAAATTAAACAGGGCTACTACAAACGCACTTATTGGTGGTGCTTTCCCATTATTATTTGGACAAGGTGCAGGTGCGTCTGTAGGTGGTGCTTTAGGGGGTTTTGGCGGTGGATTATTAGGTGGACAGTTTGGTTTTGCTCTTTCACTTGTAGGTACAAGTTTAGGTTCTGCTGTAGATAGATTTGTTGATGGTGCGAAAAAAGTTGGAGAAGCGATGAATGAAAATGCAAAAGAATTTGATAGAGTTCAAAATATTATTGGTAAAGAAGGTGCTGATAAATTAAGTGCTTTTGCTTCAAGTACAAAAACTTTATCTAAAACATTTGGAGATTTTATTCTTGGAGCACAATCTGGCGTTGCAGGATTGATAGGTGTAACTGGAATTTTAAATAATTTAATTTCTGGTATGCAAATGAGAATAGCAAGAGGACAAGCTAAAAGATCAACAGAATTTAAACAAAGAGTTCAAGGTTTAAGAGGTCAAGGTGGTCAAGGTGCAACGAGGAGAAATATATTAGCAGAAGAAACAAATAGGCAGTTTGACATGAATGTGCAAAATCTTGCAAATGTTCAAGCAGATACAAGTTTTGAATTAATACAAGCTGAGATTAATGGATTAGAAAGAGAGGCAATTTTAAATGATGATATAACAGAAAAAATGAGGCAAGCATTAGAAGTTCGTTTTCAACATCAAGATATTATTGAAAAATTAGTAAAAGCAGGAGAAGTTATATCAGATCAGGAAAGTGATATGATACTTGATCTATTAGAACAAAAGCAATTAAGAGAAGATAATTTAGATTTACAAAACTTTCTTAAAGAAAATGTTAAAGAACAAAGAAGATTAGCAGATCAAGAACAAAAAGATTATGATGATGCAATAAAGAAAATAGATAGACTCAAAAAAAGTAGTAATTCTGTAACAAAAAATTTAGAAGATCAAAACAAATTAAATGAAATAAAATTAACAGGATCTGAATATGAAATAGCTTTAGCAGAAGCAAAAATTGGATTAACAAAAGAAGAATTAGCTTTATTTGACGAACAAGCGTTTAAAATAGCTTTTAATAACAAATTAACAATTGATGGATTAACAGAACAAAAACAACTATTTGAAGAAATTGGTGCAAGTATAGAAAAAAGTATTGTTGGTAATCTTACTGATGCAGTTATGGGAACTCAAAGTCTTGGACAAGCAGCAGTTAATGTATTAAATAATTTAAAAAGAAAGCTTATTGAAGTACAAATTGAAAAAGCTGTTTCTGGTATTGGAGATAAAGTTGGAGGATTTTTAGGTAATTTATTTACAGGAAAGAAAAGAGAAAAAGGTGGCCCTGTAGCTGCTGGTGGTGCGTATTTAGTTGGAGAAAAAGGCCCTGAGATTTTGCAAATGGGTTCACGAAGTGGCAATATTATTCCAAATGATGCAATTGGGGAAGGAGGTACAACAAATATGATCACTGTAAATGTAGATGCAACAGGATCATCTGTTGCTGGTAATGGATCAGAAGCCGATCAGTTAGGCGGTTTGATTGCTTCTGTAGTGCAGGCAACTATAATTGATGAACAAAGAGCAGGGGGTTTATTAAATAGATAATGGCAAGTTTTCCAGATATTTCTCCCACCTATGGGATGAGAAAACAAAGCAAACCAAAAGTAAGAGTCTCCTCTCTTGGTGATGGTTATGAGTTCAGGGCGTTATATGGCCTTCCTTTTTCTCAAGACCCAAAAGTATATGATCTTACTTTTAATGTGTCTGAGGCTGATTCAGATATCATTGAAGCGTTTTTAGAAACAAGGGTTGCAGATCAGGCCAGTTTTACATTTACACCACCAGGGGAAAGATTGACAAAAACGGGTTCCTATTCACAATCAGGTACAGTTATCACAATAACAGTCACTTCACATACCTTACTTAAAGGTGAGTCTATAGTTATTGATTTTACGACAGGTTCCAGCACTGATGGAACATATTCAGTAACGTCAGTAACGGATACAGATACTTTTACTGTTACAGCCTCTTCAAGTGCCACAACTTCTGGATTATGTACTTTTACAAAATTAGGGACAGGTACTTTTGTTTGTGATTCTTGGACAAAAAC